CCGGCCGGCCAAGACAGCGTGTAGCTCGTCGCGGTGAGCGCGCTGACCGTGATGCTGCCAGTGAGCGTTGGCGCGGTCGAGTCGCCGGAGGTCGTTGTGAAGCTGGCGCTGCTGACTCGGGCGCTGTCGTTGCCCGCCGCGTCGCGGTGGACGTAGTGCGCGAAATAGGTCGTGCTCGGGCTCAGGCCGGTGAAGGTGACGTTCTGCACCCCGGTCGCGGCGACCGTTGAAGTGATGTTGGCGGCCTTGACCGTGGCAACCGTCTCGGTCGCGTTGATCGAAGCAAGCCGGAACAGCGTGCCGTTGCCTTCGTTGGTGCTGACAGTGCCGCTCGCGCTGGTGCCGCCTGTTTGCGTGCCAGTTGGGCTCGTGAGCGTCGGCGGCGTGGTGTCGGGGCCGTAGAAGAAGTCTTCGCCGCCTGCCGCGTCGGTGATGACGAGTTGATCGCACGCGGAAAACTCGAACGAGGAGCCGTTCTTAATCAGTGCGGGGTAGCCTGTCGCCAAAAAAGAACTGGTGAGCGAGACTGTTGCGGTGGTCGGGCGAGCGTTACTGTTCGTCCAGACTCGAAGCTCAAACACGTTGCCGGAAACTCTGGCTTCGAGGTGCACCACATCGCCGACAACAACTGGGATGTTGTAGGCGGAATCCTGAGACGAGACCGAGCCGTTATCCCGGACATCAATCCGCCCGCGAAGGTTTCCGCCGCTTTGCTGGTAGATCATCCGAACGCCGCGATCCCCCAGCGTTGTCTGAGCCCGAAGAAGCGCCCCTACGCTGCTGCCGCTTGCCGCGTATTTCTGAGCCAACCTGATAGCCTGATTGCCCAGGACGCCACCGCCTTCCCAGCGGCTTGCGTAGTTCTCGGAGTTTTGCCCGAAGTGCTTGGTGCCCTGCACTGGCGTTCCGCCAGCATCGTTGATGTTCGAGACAACAAACTGCCCGCCGCTTTGCAGTACCCAACCCGTTAGAGCGCCGTTGGTTTCGGCATCGAATGTGTTGCTGTATAGAACCGCCATGTCAGGCCATCCTTAGAAATCGCAGGTTCGTATAGGCGTTGGCCTGCACAACAAACCCCTTTAGCGAATCGACCCACAAGATGCGCTTGCACAGCAGGCCGCTACTGGTTGGAGCGCTCCCCGAGGGGGTGATGGTTGCCATGTCCCATGTCGTGCCGCCGTTCGGCGTGATGACGTAGAGAGTCCCGATGCGCGCTGGGTGCATGAAGTAGAACTTGCCGTCCAGCGGGCAAAAAGCCATGCCCGCGTAGTCGGGGCTATCGGAGATGAACTGTGTCAGGGCCGCCGAGCTGTTGAACGTGATGGTCACGCTGTTGCCGGTCGCTGGGTTCAGTTCCCGAGCCTGCAATCCCGCGCCGCCAAAGCCCTCACCATCGTCGAACTGGAGCGCGAAGATGCGGTCGCGGATTGAGTCGTAAGCGCACGGGTAGCGCAACAACGAACCGCTGCCGGGTTTGCTCCATGTCAGGGTGTTGACGTTGAATTTGTAGCCGGCAGTCGTCCAGATGTTGCCCGCTCCGTCTTGCGCGACCCCGTACCCGGCCCCACCCCAAGGCGTAATGTCCGGGTAGGTGTAGCGCGGCAGATAGTCATTGCTGGACAGGCTAAACAAGTCCATGCCAGGGCCAGTTGGCGTGCCGCCGCCGAAGCCGAAACGGCAACCCGCCAACAGCACTGCATCCAGCCCCGCGATGTAGTGTGTGTGGTGGTAGGTGTGGCGGCTGGTCGGCCTGCCGTCGCCGTAGTACAGAACGTCAGCGGTTGGCGTGCTGGAGGTGCGGCGGGTTGCCCACGCGGGCGCGTTGTCGCTGAGTCGGATGCTGGCGGCGCCGTTGCTGCTCCCGTCCGTGTGCCCGCCTGCCGCGACTGCGATCAGGCTTGCATCGCTCGGTCGCAAGGTCATGTCGCAGTAGGCGTTCATTTTCATGCCGCCCGGCTCGCTGAACTCAGTTTGCGCCGTGCCGGCAATCTCGCCCCACACACCGACGCTCATCGACTGCGCCCATGTGGGGAGAACAACCCTGCCCCCACCCACGGCTGCCCCGCTGGCGGCTTGGTAGCTGTCAGAGCGGGGCGTTGCCATGCTTAGGCGTGCGTGAACACAGCGCTGTTGATCGTGACGGTCTGGTTCAACGCGATGTTCAGGTTGTCCAGAATCACGTCCGTACCGCTGGTGCCAACCGTCAGGCCGGTGATGATGTCCACGTTGGCGCTGGTGCGAATGCGCGCAGCAGCGGCGGTGCCGGCAGCGTCAGCGGCGGTATCTGAGCGGGGGAAGCCGCTCAGGGTTAGCACGCCGTTCGACACGGTGCCCGAGGTGGCGCCGAGCGTGATGGTTGCGAGCACGGATGCCATGCCGGCAGTGCCGATTTCGAGTTTGCCGCCAGCGCCGATTGCATCGGCCACAGCTTGCATGCGAGCGGTCTTGACCGCAGTGGTGTAAACGACAGCCATTTGTGGGCTCCTGGGTTATTCCAAGTCTTCTTCGACTTGCGTGGTGCGCGTGATGTCACCATCAGCGTTGCGGAAAATCTGCGTGTCGGTCTTGCGTTTCGGCAGGCTGACGTTGACCTCGACGGGTGCCGGCTCGACCTCGTTGTGGACGGTCACCGTGGGCGCCGCGACGCTGACGTTCATCGGGGTTGGCTCGACGCTGTTCTGCACGTTGACGACTGGTGCCGGCACGTTGACTTGCGAGGGCTCGACGCTGACATTGACGGTGGGGGTTTCGACGGTGTTGTTCACCGTGGTCGCCGGCATCTGGTTGGTCACGTTGATCGTCGGCGCTGAAGGTGGCGCGGCCGGCGCAGACATGCGCGTCTCAAGGCGCGCGAACGCTTGCAGCAGCGTGTTGTTCACTTGCTGTTGCTGATCGGCGTTCGGGTCTGCGGCAGGCTCTGGTGGCGGAACGGGGTTACCGTTCGCGTCGAGTTGTCCGGTCGGGTCGTTGAATAGCCCGAGGGTCTTCTCGCGCTCAAGGTCTGCCGCGCGTTCTTCGTCCACCACATCGGGGTCGTCGCCGCGCTCGCCGATGACGCTGCTGCGGCTGCGGAAGCCAGCATCGACTTCCAACTGCTTGCCCTGCGGGTCTTGCACCGGGTGGATGTGTGCCCAACCGTGCGGAGCGTGTTCGACGCGGCGCACGCTGTCGTACTCGTCGGCGCTGATTGCGCCGGCCAGGAGCGCCGCTTGCGCGAACCACTCAATGATGGGTTGGCACATCTGCGGAATCACGATCTGCCACTGCCGTTGCTCGGCCAAGCGGCGGAACTCGTTGATGATGACGCGCAGCGTGCGGTCGCTGATGTCCTTGATGTCCCCACTGAAGATTTCGTAGGGGAGATCGACGGCAGCGCTCGTGCCGAGGTGCTGCGTCCGCATGTAGTCGGAGTAGGTCGTGCCGGCCTCTGGCGGGTTCGACCACATGACTTCTTCGCCGTCTTCGAGCGTCTGCACCAGACCCGGTTGCAGGCCCACCAGCGGGCGCCCTGCCCCGTCCTCGCCACCCTCATCGTTTGGCTGGCCGGTGAAGCCGTTCAGGTCTTCGTCGCCCGTCAGCGGCGGCAGCTTGCGGCTGATGAACGCCACGAGCATGTTCGCGAGCTTCTGGCGCTCCAGCGTGGCGTCGTCGTAGTCTTCGACGTTGCGCAGGCGGGTGAGCACGGGTGCGATGTTCGGCACGCCGCGAATCTGCCCTGGGCGCGGCGGCTCAAAGACGTGGCACACGTCCTCGGCCATCACACGAACCAAGGTGTCCGAACTCGGGAACGAGGTGATAAAACCCTTGTTCTCGCCCGGGTGCTCCTTGTGGAACCAGTAGGCGATGCGCCGGCCGCGTTTGTTGAACTCGACACCGCTACGGATGACGTTCGCCCGGGGCAGACCCTCGTAGGTGTCGGCGTCGAACACGGGGAGCATGTCGGCTTCGAGCACTTGGATTTGCAGGGGAACCGGCAAGCCCTCGTCGATGAACCGAGCGCGACGGCGCACGAAACACTCGCCACCGTCGAACCACGAGCGCACGACCAGCGTTTGCAGCCCGTAGAGGTTCAGCACGCCGTCTGCGTCCGCCTTCTGCACGAAGTCGTTGTAGAGGTCGATCAGCGCTTGCTTGCGGGCCTTGTCCGTGATGCGCTTGAAGCGCGGCACGATGCCGATGCCGATGAGGTTCGTCGCCCACTTGCGGACAGCGCTCGCGCCAGTCCAGTCATTGCGGGTCGTGTCGCGTGCGCGGTTGCGCAGCGTTTGGATGTTCGTCAGTGCGGCGTTCGGCCCACTGCTCGGGGGGTTCCAGCCGGCCAAGCGCTTACCCATGCCGGCGCCGTTGTAGCGGTTGCGCACGTTCAGGGTTTTCGTGCCCTGGGGTGCTGCGCCTTCCTCAGACAGCGCTGATTCGACGGCGCGGGCGATCTTGGTGGCGAGCTTCGGCGGTCGGCCTACGGGATTGGTCATTCGTCGTATCCCCGACCGGCGTGGTATAGGCGCGTCTGCTTGTTGCGGCGCGGTTTCGCTTGCGCGTTCTGCGCCAGCAGTTGCTTTTGGAGGTCGTCGCGGGCAGCGATCAGCGACTCGGGAGTCCCGTAGATCACGGTCTGCCCGCCGATGGTCACCGAGCGAACGCCGGCAGCGATTGCCGCGTTCAGGTTGTCGATGTCTGCTTGAGTGACTGCCATAGTGCCGGCAGTGTCAGCGCAAGTCGGGGTTTACCCGCTGCGGTGCTATTTCGCAAGAAACTCGGGGAGTTTTAGCGGAAATAGGGTGAGGGTGGCCTGTGCTTCCAACAGACTGCACCTTGACCAGCGAACATTCGAGGCGGTAACACCCTCAAGTCTGCCGCCAGTTTTCCGGCTTGCCGGGAGTCGAACCCGTCCAGAGCCTAGGTGGTCGCCAGATGTCCGGCCTAAAGGGCGGCAGGCTTGAAAGTTGAGAGTGAGCGGGGATCGAACCCGCACGCGAGTCGTTACCGACATCGCCCCCATGTCATTGGGGTAGCTGTACCAATTCGCTTACAACTCTCAAGGTTGCCGACTGCACGCCGTATGTGGCGTCGGACGCGGCCGCGCCCCGAACAACATTCTTCCGCAAGCGGCCGCATGCGGTATTGCCCAATCGACAACCTTGAAAGTTGAAGGCCGACACTGTGCGTCGCCGCCCGCGAGTACCACGTTAAATGGAACTGTCGGCCTTCAAGGGAGTGCGTAGCCGGACTACATGAATTCACCGGCTTGTTCAGCGGTAACTGTCTCCGCACTCTCTTGAAGGTCGCCCCTCAAGCCTCGTCTATTCCGAGGTGCCAGCGGGTCTCGCTCCGCAAGAGCGTCCAAGATTCCTGTCGGCGTAGGAACCGCCGTGGTTTGATTACTCGTTGCGCAACGAGTCCTCGTGCCCCTTCAAGTCTACGCACCTTTCGCGAGTTTTCGCGTTGGTCACCGGCAGCTTTCCCGATTGGGATGCGCAGACTTGAAAGTCCCCGTCTTTCCGGGGTGTCAGGCGATTTCAATGTGTCTGCTACTGCTTACCACAGCAGTTCACTTCCGGTGACACTTCGGGCAACAAAGCGACGTACTCAGTTGCATCTTTCAGCTTTCGCTGCACGTCTCGAACAGGGCTCCAATGTATCGCAATTGCGAAGTTCGTCAAGTAGGTGCAAACCCTACCCCAAGTAAGGCGATGCGACGGCGCGACGCCGAGACTTCGGCCTGTTGACGATTCGCACCTGGGGCGTCGGCAGGGGCACGGAAACAACTTCGTCTTCTTTCATCGCCCGGCGAGCTTCGACGGTCATGATCTCGCTGTTGAGTTCGAGCGGCGCGAGCCACGCCGGCACGACCGACCAGTCCTTGATTTTGTCGAGCCCGAGGCGCAGCAGGCCGGCGCGGATCATCCGGCACAAGTCGAAGGATTCGTTGCGCTTGCGCACCTTCTCCCACACGCCATCTTTGCCGCGCACCTCGGCCCCGAGTTCGTCGAAGAACGCCTGGGGGAGCCAGCCGCCCGGGTTCTGCGTGGGGTGCTTCGGCTTGGGGAAGTGGATGTAGCCCGGCCCCGGCGTCTGCCGGCGCAGGCCCGCCGCCACGGCGTCACTGAGCAGGTTGGGGTTGCAGACGTACACGGGCACGTCACCCTTGTCTTTGTCGTTGCGCTTACCCTGCCACGTCTTGCGCAGGATGGGCGCACCCTTGGTGTTGGCACCCTTGTAGAGCATGGCGCGGTCGGCGAACCCGAGGGGCTTGAGCGAGCGCCACCACGCATAGGCGCGGTCGGTCACGCCGTCTTCGCCGCCCGTGTCCACGACGCACAGGCGAATCTTGATCTCGCGGTTCTCCGTGCCGGTGCGGTAGGTCGCCATCAGCACCTTCTCGGTGAGTTGGTTCCAGTCTTCGGCGTAGCCTGCGGGGTCGATGGGCGCGAAGTCCGAGCCCATGCCCTCGCGCTTCGAGTCCTTGATGGCGTAGCGGTCTACAAGCTGTTGCTCAAGGTACGGCCCCACGGCATGCACCTGAACCTCGAAGCGCGCGGTGCTGCCACCCTGCACGTCAACGCTGGCGACAAGGCAGCGCGTCCACTCGGGCACCACGTAGCGCGGTAGGTCGGCCGCGCGCTCGGCGGGCGTGAGTGCGCCGTTCTGCATCTCGACCAGATGGCGGGCCATGTAGGGCGCACCTTGGTCGGTGTTGATCGTGGCTTTGAGCGATTCTTCGGAGCCGGTGATGGCGTAGTCGCGCAGACCTTGGAGGTAGCGCAACACGAGCGATTCCCACGACTGGTAGGCAGCGGCAACGCCCCCGAGCCAGTAGCTCGCGATTTTGTTCTTCGGCTTGCCGTTGCCCAGCATCTCGCTCTCGCTGACCCAGCGGCCGGTGCGGTTGAGCGCCTGCTTCTCGGAGAACGGAATCTCGGCCCCGCAGCACGGCGGGATGATGCGCGAGCCGTAGCTCTTTGCCATGACTTCGAGGTCGGTGGTGCGAACCGTTTCGATGAGTTGGTCATCGGGCGGAAGGTGGAACAGACCAAGCCCCGGCGCAGCCTCGAAGTCACTCTCGCAGTGCGGGCATTTCCAGTACCAGCGGCGTCGATCGCCTCGGTTGTAGAGCCCGACCACACCCGACACAGGGGGTGCTTCGTGCGGCGTCGCGGGCTTCCATCCTGGGTCTGTGATCTCGATACCCGGGCTCGACTCTGCCAGGGTCATGCCCCGGCTCAGGAAGGTCGTCGTGCGCTTGCGCGCCAAGTCGAACAGCGGGCCTTCACCGTCCACGTTCTCGGCGTTCGGGATGCGGTCGAGGTCGGTGATGAAGCTGAAGCGGTACGTCGAACCGGAGACGTTGCTGACGGTCGGCCACGCGATGCGCAACCACATCCCGTTGCGGAACATGATGTCGTGGGTGTTGCGGTCGCTCGCGTTGGAACTGAGCATGTTGCTCAAGTTCGGGGAATAGTCGATGGCTCGGCGCACATCGGTCTTCGAGAACTCCCGCGCTTTGTCCTGCGTCATCTGGATGAACAGGATGTCGCCGGGGTCGTTGACGACGATGTGCGACATGGCGCCGAGCAGCAAGCCGAGCGTTTTACCCGTGCGCGCTGGGCCGACAAAGATGCACGCTTCGTGCAAGCGCGAGCCGAGTATGTCCATCGGCTCGACCATGTACGGTGTCTCGTCTTTGTCCCACGGCCCGCCTGCGGTTCCGGGTTGCCTGATGACGAGGTTCTGCGTCGCGCCGGCTGAAACCGTTGTCGCTTGCGGTGGTGTGAATGCGTGGTGAGCGGCGCAGAGGTCGGCGAGCACCGCCGCGTACTGCTGGTCTTCAGTCATCGGCACCTAGCATTCGCAACTCGGCGCCGACATCCGAAAGGGCCTCGTTAATTATCGCGTCAACTTTGACGCAAACGTCCGGGGGTATACCCGCGCGTTCGAGGTTGTCGCTGACGCTGCGCATTGTCTGCACGAATCCGGCGAACACCGTGGCAGTCACTTGGCGGACGATTGCGCGGTCAACGTACTGGTTCGACTTGACCTTGTAGTCGAGTTCGGCGAGGTCGGCCTTCGCCTTCTCGTGCCGAGCCTTTTCCTTGTCGAGTTCGATCAGTTCGGGTGGCTTCTCGTAGCCGGCCCCCTTTCGCCCTGCACCCGGTCGGGCACCACCCCAACCTCGGTTTTGGGGGTCGAAGACGGTTCCGTCAGCGTTGAGTTCAAAGTCGGCAGAAGGCATAGCGGCTCATTGTGCTTGTTTCGCAATTGCGAAGCAATAGACGAGGACTATAGACGACCACTCAGCGATTGCGTAATTGATACCTGCTGCGTTCTGCACGTTTCAAGATGCGGAATTTTGAAAACTCGCGGAAGTCGGGCCTCTTTGCCCCCGC